GCTATACCCAGTAAGCTAAGTGAGCCGAAGTCCTGTGCAATTTGTAAGTAAGTGCGGCCATACGGGGTCTTGAGGTTCTGAAGATTACCAATGGTAAGGTTCTTCATGGCCATAGGAACCGTTAGGCTGGTCTGAGTACCCTCATCTCCGGCGAAGGTAACAACGCCGGAAACGAAAGTGTTTAGCTGATATTTCTGTTGAGCTTGCTTGAAAAAAGTCTGGTTGGCCTGATCAATTCCATATGTCAGAAGGGTGTCGCCAGCCAGATTATAAACCGCAGTGATGTACAGGAACTGTCCTGGTATTTGCGGGATTATCGACAAGAGATCAGTACAGATGTTGATAGCAAAGTTGTAAGAGAACTCAATAGTAGGGCTGTTGTCAGGCAGGATCGCGGTATTGATCCCCATGATGTTCCTAATGAACGATACATATCCCGACAGTGTAGGCCCTTCCATTAACTACCCCTGTTTGCTTGAGAATTTCTGACGAATCAAAGGCTTGTCCTTGCGGTCATTTTCCTTTGGCACATCTTCGATAATTTCCAGTTCAACAGCTTCAATGCCACGGCTCAATTCAGGATCCTGCTCAAAGGTCTTGATCATGCCATAGGCAGTTTCTTCCTTTGCGCGCTGTATCTGATTGGATACAATGTCTTCGTTGACTTCTTCAGCCAAACTGAAAACATCAAGGGGCAATGGCTTTTCAGAATAAACCAGGGTTACTTTGTTCGATCCTTTGCCAGCCTTTTTGGCTTCATCGACCGTCAGCATCCCATAACGCTTGTGATGTTCAACAACATAAGAAAAAACTTGGTCACTTACATCACGCAAAACTTGAGCCTGACCACCAGCGGCAATCGGCATATTGAAAATCTTTAGGCTCTCTGGAAGAGTCCAATTAAAAACATAAGGTTGAGTTGAAGTATTAGCTACGAAAAGGTTCATTTTGTTTCCCTGCTATTAAGTTAAGAGCGAAGTCATTATAACCCCGCTCCTAGCTTTTTACTTTAGCTGTAGATCATGCTGATCTTAGTGACACCCTGTGAGCGGATAGCCCAACCTGGGGTAGCACGAATTTCAGACAGGGTAGCCAGCGCACCATCTGGGAGAGGGCTGGTGATCTCACGGGGAGCGGCCATATCAGTCAACTGAAGCGTAGTAGCCTGAAGACCTGGGGTCAAAGATGCGAAAATGTTGGTGTTTGGCTCAGAACCAACAAACGGAACCTTGATTTCAGGAATAACAATCAGGACTGCGTCAGAACCGCCATCGCCTTTACCAATCAGCGTATCGTCGAAACCAAACTCAAGAGAGTCCTCGTTCCAGCCGATTACTGATTCAAGCGTACCAGACGTTGAGTTAGAACCTGCACCAGGACGCTGGTACTGGGTCAACTGAACGATGCTGTACTGCCACTGGCCAATGACGCGCTGTGGGCCAAGGATGACCACACGGGCTGGTTGACCAAGCTGGTTCATACGAATCTTGGCAGCAACAACTTGCTGTGCAAGGTACTGTGCCATCTGACCGTTGTCATAAGTAACAACAGTGATGTTACCGAATGAATCAGGTGGAAGGCTGGTAGCGGTAAGGCCAGGAGCATTCAAAAGACCTTCGCCAGTGTTCTGTGAGTTGAAACCGTACAGAAGACCGTTACGAAGACCCTGGTTGATGCCCTGACGCATTGCAAGGCGCTGTGCTTCAGGAAGGCTGAAACCCCAGTTGCTTGCAGCAGCCACATCATGATGATCATAGATGCAACGTGAGCGAAGCAGATAGGTTGGGGTGCTGATCTGAAGTGCGTCAATTGAGCAAGAAGGAAGCTGGTTAGCTACGTTCTGGCTTGCTTGGAACTGTGACTTAACATTCAAACGCTTTATGTATACAGCCAAATCGCCCTGTGACATACGGGGCATGATAGAGCCATTAGGAAGCGCAAGGAACGCACCTGAAGGCTGCTGATACTGCATGATGATTTCAGGCATGGTGTAGCTCGGATGAAGCTGCACGAACCCACTAGTGATATTAGCCATTAGGTGTCTCCTTAGATCAGAATGACAGCAACATTAGAAACAGTGTTCCAAGTTGCAAAGCCAGTTACGCCATCATAAACAACGGTTGCGCCGTTAGTGTTTACGTCAATCAAAGTTGCGGTGAAATCAAAAGTGCCAGCGCCAGCAGCTACAAGCTGTTGATTCGTAGCATCCCAACCCAGCGTCTTTGGATTTTCAGAACCAGCCAAAGCAAGAATTGAACCGGCACACTTAACAACAACACGGTTATTCGTACCAAGACGGACAAAGTTGAACCCGCCACCAACAGACTGAAGCGGAACCGGAGACTGTGGAGTCGTTGGTGCGCTGTAAACACCGTTGAATACGGAGAAACCAGCAAGGGTATCTGAAACAGTTGCGCGACCAATGATAGAACCCATTGGGGTTGCATCTGGAGTTGCAGGAGGGGTCTTTTCAAATACAGCAATACCACCCCACATTGGGAGGGTTTCGGCTGCGGCTACGATACCAGCGGCAAGCTGGAAACGACCAGCAGGATCGTCCTGCAAGTCACCCTGCCAATAGCCTTGTGACTGTACAGAAAAACCGTCCTGTACGTTGGTCACTACATAAGGATTAAAAGTACTCATTTAAGTTCTCCTTAGACGCGGATGTTGCCACGGAATCTAGCGCCGTTTGAGAACATGTCCATCCATGCTCTTGGGTCGGAATTAGCCGTGGGGGTACGAATCATGCGGCCAGCATCGTCACGGGCTTCAACCATGTGAACAGTGCCTTCAGCAACAGGTGGGGCCTTTGCGTAGTCAAGGCTATCAGCATAGATAGCTTCTTCTACAGGCGAAAACAGAGCGTTGTCCTTGATGCTTCCAACATCAACATCCTTGAAACGAGATGAGAACTTAGCAAAACGTGAAGCAAGACGCTTACGGAATGCGAATACGCTCTCACCCATAACAGGAGCAATGCCAGCAGTTTCACCAAGGGCCATAGCAACAGAGTCAGCGCGTGACTGGGCTTTCGCCATAGCCTCACGATCATCGATACTACGCTCCTTGACAGTTTCCTTTAAACGGGAAAGTTCCAGTTCAAGGGCTTCAATTTTCATGCTATCAGCACGGGCAGAGTCGTCTTTCACTTCCTCTTCCTCTTTAGAGTCGGCCTTATCTTTCTCCTCTTCCTCTTCTTCTTTAGAATCGGCTTTGGAGTCCACTTCGTGATGAGCGCCTTCGATTTCCTCTTTGCACTCTTCTTTCACTTCTTTCTTTTCTTCAGAAGACAAAGACTCATCAGCCTTATCTTCCATAGAATCCGCACAATCCATTTCCTCTTTATCAGAGTCCATTTTGTTGTGAGGCATATCATGCTTTGCATCCACACGGGCATCTAGAGAATCTAGACGCTCAAGGATCTTAGCTAGGAGAGTACTCTCCACGCTTGGGATAGATGAATCATCCATTGTATTTTCCTCAGAAACTAAATCAACACGAACTCCGTCAGGTGCGCCTTTATCCCATACACCTGCGGAGCATACAGCTATATGGTCAATAAAAATTGGGTTTCCTTCAATAAGGACTTGTCCATTCTTTACTGCTGACTTCGATATTGTGACGGCTGGAGAGGTAGATAACTGATTTTCTGTCATCAGCATCGCTGCTTCATCGTCATAAATTCGCGCAATCGTCCATACATCATCGCCCTTTACATAGGGCAGGGAAGAAGTACCAATAATCTGATTGCGGAAAGAATTTGTGTCCAGAAGTTTTGCATCTGGATGTTCCCACAATACTGGGAGGCCGTTGCATCGCGCAAGGAATTCATTGGTTAAATAGTCAGCGGGACTTTTGTGTGCAATCTCACCAGACGCACGTTCAGCCATACCAGTCCCAGTAACCCGTATATCAAACAGATGTACATTACCGTACTTTTGAGGGCTTGGTAATCGTCCATAACGAATATCCTCCATGATCTTGTATTCATGAAAGCCATGGCCATCGACAGACACCTTACGGTTTTCTGCGTCACCGTCAGAATCTGCGCTTACAAATTCCTTACCAACAGATTGGGGTATCCCAAGAGTGGAATGTCCTTCTGCTGCGGCCCACATTGCCTTACGTTGTGGTTCTGATACTGGAGGCATATTAGTATCTCATAGCCAATTATATACCCTTTTTATACTCTATACCCTTATTTGTCAAGCAGTTAAGTGGTATTTCATCTAATTTATATACATAAATAGCAGAACACCTGCAATTAGGTAATTCACCAGGTTGTTCAATTTGATCCTGATATAACTGACCGTCTTTCTTCATTAATCCGTTTTTCAATGCCCAGTTATCTTTGAGAATAATGAATTTGCCGTCAAGATCAAGGTGTTTATGTTCGATTCTATATTTATAACCTGGAACCCTGAATAATGAATGCCAGTAATAACCGATTGCTCCAGCCTCATTCGCAATAATCGAATCAATGTTAGACAACATTTTGCGTGACTGATCATTGGCTAATAGCTTATTTTGCTTATTTAAGTCTTTGGCAATTGGCTTAATTAACTCACGCACTAATTTAACTTTGTTTACTTTAGCGCGGTTTTGGGGGAGTACAGGGACGCTACTAGCCCAGCCAGCGAACCGCTGCATAACTGTTTCCTTGGCCTTTTCCTTGTGGATCTTAGCTAGGGTCCTTGCCGTCATAATGCGATTATCACGTTCATCCTGAAGCTTATAGAGAACTGCCGCTATAACATACGGCGCTACAGAATGACGTTTGAGTAACTTTTTGTTAGACACCTCAGATTCAAAAGTTTTCTTTATCTGGTAAGAAACATTCTGTTGAATATCTAAGTTATCAAGGAAGATACCCATTTGGCCTAATAGCCAAGTAACGTCTTCGCCCATTAGGGCGCGGTCTACAAGTTCATCTACACGCTTGTAGTAGTTCATTTCTTAACTACATTCTCTTTTACACCCTTCATAGAGCGTGGGGCTTTTGGTTTAGGCTCTGTCACTACTTCAGCCTTTGATTTCTGTTGAACACCTGCATCATTTACACCACCTAAATCATCATCCAGACCCAGTTCTGATCTTTCAGCAATGTCATCTGTATCGATTTCAAGTTTATTAGGGAAGAGGGTTTCCATTTCATTGAGGTTTGAGACAACCCACTCAACCAATTGGCCTTTGTTCTCACCGTGCGTCACTCGCTCTAGCGCGTTGAAGACTTGAAGAACTGACTCATAAGAGATCCTTTGGAACTCAACACGTTCCTTCTTAGAAGGCTCCAGAGCCTCTGGCCAGATTGCCTTAAAGGACCGTTTGCATTGCGTGAACCACTCATCATAATTGTCAGTAACACCAGGAAAACGGTTTTTCAGGGCTGCGTGGTAATCAGGGTTCCACGCGACATGCATGACGATATTATCCATAAAGTCATACAGGTTCTTCATATCCAACCTGACACGGTCGATGTAGGAAGAAATCAGTTTCGCGTCTTCTTCGCCCTCTCCGAAGCCTTGTGATAATGCGTCCGAAGTCATAAATTGAGCAGGCATATCCAGAGACAATGCAATCGTCTCCAAGATGTTCATGCGCTGCTTCTGGTAATCCAGATAATGCAGGTCAAGAGACTCAATCGCCTCATCTGGCTTAATAGAAACCGTGTTACCCGTTCTAGCTCCCTTAAGAATATTCAGACGAATGTTCTGCGCGGCCTGCTGAACCCTATCAATAATCGATCCGGGCTGAGAGATCTTAGCGACAAGAACGCCAGATTTCACCATTACCAGGTTATCAGCCACCATTGATTGGAGGTAAGACTGTAGTGGATAGAGGCAACGACTAAAAGCAGAACGCCCAACATAGCCATAAGCTGCATTAGTGTAAGACAGATAGATAGGATTTTCGTAGAGCTGGACATGAGTCCTACTTGCGGAATAGGGCCTGCCTTGGACAGAAATGCGCGAATACTTAAGGAAGTCAGGCCGATTAGGATCAAGAATGCCCACCAAAGAGCCAGCGGTATTAAGAGGATCCAAGCTATTAAATTTGACATCGCCCTTCCAAAGCTCCTGGGGTGAAAGAGGTTCATTAGTGTTCGTGCCATCTGGGGGCATAACGGCCAAGGAACTGATCCCGTAGATTCTTGAAAGCCGGTAACAGTCGGCAACATAGAAATCACAATGGAGAAGATCCCAAGCCGTATTAAAAGCCTGTGCTACAGCGTCAGGCGCTTCCAGCACAATAATCTCCCTGCGCTTATTCATCGCCCTAGAAATAGGAGAATCAATAATCTTCTTCCCTAAAGGATGTGCAGTATAGATTTCCTTACAAACCATATATGAGGGCTGTTCACCAGGAACAATGTCCTGCGCCATCATGATGCTGTATAGCGGAGAACCTTCGTTCAGAGCGCCAGCAACAGCGCCACTCATATTAATTACAGCCATGTTTATTCCTTTTAGAAACCATCAGAATCACCAAGAGCCAGTGAAATACCATACGTGAACGTATCGAGCAAATCATCACTCTTGTTGTCAAACCCTACCCTAAAGTTAGTGATCTGGAATAACAACTGATTCCGTTCTCGACCCTTGTGAACAATACGCTTATTGTATGCGTGTTCTGAGAACTTAACCAATCCACGGCAACAATAAGGGGACACGTTGATCGCCCTTTCAGACTTACCTAGCATGGTCAGTGGACTGTCAATCGCCTGCACCGGAAGACCATTCCTCCTTGCCTGCTGAATGACAACAGCACCAGAAGCCTTGTCCTCAATAAACGCCCCAGCAGATCCTAACCTTGCACCACACGTTTTCGCGTAATCCTCACATCTCTCAATAACACTGGGCAACCAATCAACTAGGATGGCTCCTTCGATTTGTACCATGTCATAATCAAGAATGATGAGTGGATTACCCACATACTTAGAGTAAGCGAAATAAGTGACAGCAGTAGAATCATGCTTTGCGCCGTCCTTGGTTGCGGTATCAATAACAGCAAATATAGTGTCACAAAATTTAGGATAAGGGACAGGACTCCCGTCAATAAGGAAGGTTTCAACATCGAATTGGTTGGCGTCATCAGGTCTGGGTCGCTGTTGGTACAGGGAACTCCAGTTTCTGGGGGTTTGCATCTTCTTAGCCTCAAGAAGCATCTCCAAAGTATAGTACTCAGGCCACAACGCCTCACCAACTTTCCTTCCTAAAATATCATCATTCTGTTCGCAAATCGCTGGGAAATTAACAACCTCCCAGACCTCTCCTCCTGCACACACAACCTTACCTGATTGACCATGATAATCAGGAGGAAGAATGCGGCCACTTAAATCGTCGGGGTGCCATCGTGTTTGGATAATACATATAGACCCGTTGGGCTTGAGTCTTGTCCTGAAGTCAGCAAGATACCATTCCCAGACCCTATCCCTGACTCCTTCGCTTTCCGCATCTTCTCTTGAGCGGATAGGATCATCGATAAGACCAACGTCAGAACGACGACCAGCAATACCAGCACCCACACCAGCAGCTTTAAATTCTCCACCCCTTTCTGTCTCCCAAGCAGCAACTGCGCGTGAATCCTGCGCGATACCAAAACCAAAAGTTTCATGATACGCAGTAGACTGAACAATCGCCCTTGCTTTCTTGGAAAACCTCTCCGCTAAATCCTGTGTGTGACTTGCACCAATAATGCAATTCTTTTGATTCACACCCAAATAAAAAGCAGGGAAGTGGACAGATGAATAAGTACTCTTGGCATGACCAGGTGGCATAAATACCATCAACCGATCATTCCTCCCGTAAGCTATATCCTCCAGCTTCTCAATAAGTACACGGTGATGACGAGCCGCCTCAATATCAGAAACCAACTTACAGAACTTAGTCAGGTCACGTTTCGACTGCTTCCTGAATAACAGTTCTTTTGCAACTTCAATCTTTGATAATACAAAGTCATCCATGACGGCTACCATTATTCCTCCTGGGAAACCTCTTCTTCTTGCGAAAGAAGACTCAACAATTCCTCTTCAGTGTAATCCCTGATGTCCTTCCCCCTAGATAATATCTCAGTCCTCACAGCGTCAGAATTAGCATCCAAAGCTATTCTCCCTACATGCTGAAGGTCTTTGTGAGTTCTAGCTAATAAAGACAGGTCTCCTAGGGAAACGTCATCTGGATCGGATTCCCATAGAGCCAATCGAGCCGCTACTAAATCACGGATCTTATTCGATATAGCTAAATCCCTCCCATTCAAAATAGCTAACTCTTCCATAATATTGAAGTTATTCGTTTTCATAACCTCCTTCAAAGCTTGGCTCTGAACCATACGCTTTTCCTTAGCCCACTGGTTCCTACGGATCTGCTCCCTCACCGTATCCAATGAAACACGATACTTCTCAACAAGCTGGTTAACCGTAAACTTGCCAGTGACGTATTCCTCTTTCATCTTTGCAAAATCAACCATGGAATACCTCCATCGCAGACTTCATTACATTCAGTTCAACCATAGACTCACCACTGCTCACGCTCCTGCTGACGAATCAAATCATCGTTACGCTTCATCTGCTGGGGAGTCTCAACTTCAAACCCACAAACGCAACGCATGTACTCAAAACATTCCTCAAAAACCGGCCTTAGTTCGCCAGTCTCACAATTGGGACAAATCATAACACTTACCCAGTAACACTAATTTGACCCGACTTTACCCCAGCATTTTCCCTAAGTCCAATTTGTCATATTTTTTTGTCAGAAATTCCATAAACCCAAATCATAAAAACGTGCTTACTGAGTAATCTATGTTGGCTTATCAGTTGGCTAATATTTTTGGAAGAAATTTGGGAAGCCGGTTTTCGTGGAGCCTAAAATTAAATATGTGAAATATTTTTTTGATGTGAACCATAGCAACCGCCCATCTACACGTCCTTTTGACCCACCCACACACGGCCTCACTAGCACGGCTGCGAAGCCCACTATGGCGTGATTGCCTGGTATGCACGGTGGTGATGGGGTGATTATGCTTGCCACTAACACTGTGACACACGGGGGCAATAACAAGGGGAAGGCATACACTAGGGGATAGATAGCATCAGTGATGATTGATCTATCTGAGATGCTGAAGCTAGCTGATGGAAGCATCACACACACTAGGGATAGCTACACTCACTATCTACACTCATACGCTATCTATCATCCACTACATGGATTAGTGTCTATCCCTATACAAGAAGGGAAGAGGTTTACCAGGATAGGATGAGGGGCTTTCCAGGGGCAGGGACAATCAGCGTGTGGGTCAATTCAGCGGGTCATAATTAAAACGGCAAGAAACGAACGGCACCGCACTATCCATCCAAAGGAATAAATAATCCGCTATCCCTTGCCATGACTGACATTATACGCGATAGACTGAAATCTTTCAGGATTGCGCTACCTGTGTGCTGCGCTTTCACAGCAATCACAAAAAATAATCCCAAAAAAAGCATAAAAAGATGATCTAGCCTATTGTAATACTGAGTGATGCTCAGTAATATAGACACACGTTCCAGAGAGAACGGCACACCTAAAGAGAGATACAAAAATGATTACAGCTATCGCAATCCATGCATTACTAGTGATCGGTTCACTAGGGATCCTTTACGGTGAGGCCGTGATACGTCACGAAAAGCGCTTGCCAGTGATTATTACTTCACTTGCACTAGTCGCCGTTAACGCTTCAATTTACTTTATTTAATGAGGATCTAACAATGGTTAAATTATCAGTAACCTCCAAACTCGACGGAATCCGTTCATGGTCGCTCCAGGCCCGTGATACTTGCCCTGGCGCAATAGGCGCCGATGCATGTAAAGGCTGCTATGCGACACAGGGTAATTACCGTTATCCCAACGTCAAAGCGCCAAGGATCGAAAATCGGGAAGACTGGAAGCGTGATGAATGGGAAAACGACATGGTCAAGGCTTTGGACTCTGACCGCTATTTTCGATGGTTTGATTCGGGAGATGTTTATTCACTAGCTCTTGCGGAAAAAATCCACTCTGTGATGGTTCGCACACCATGGGTCAAGCATTGGATCCCGACTAGAATGGGCAAATTCTCTAAATTCGCGTCGATCCTTTCACAGATGCAATCACTGCCTAATGTTATGGTACGTTTTTCTTCTGATTCCATCATTGGCGAATATGACGATCGTCATGGATCAACCATCTTCCCAACAATAGCGCACGTCACGGAAAACGCCAAGCCTTGTTTGGCCTATGAGAATGCTGGAAAGTGTAACGGCTGCCGGTCATGTTGGGATAAATCAGTCACCGTCATTGGATATATCGCACACGGTAAAACAATGCTTAAACATGTTCGCATTGCAATGGAATCAATCTCATGAACAATCAAGAGATAATCGAATTTTACAACACCCATTTGAACATTACTCTTTCCGAATTATCGCGTATCACTGGAAAATCCGTTCAAGAGCTTAAAAAAATATTGCTGAGGTCTTAATGATGGATAATTTAAGTAATTATCTCGCTATTTATCAAGGTAGATATCTTGAAATAAAGGCCAAAACATCGAATGAGGCAAAACAAAAAGCTTTTAAAAAGTTTACTGCTACAAGCTTAGATGATGTCGAGATTCATTTGACTGACGTCGAATATGACCCGTACTATCTGACAGCCGTCACATATGACCCTTATTACTTTTAATGATTATCTCT